AAATGTTCTCGGTATATGAAGAAGGTGGTGACCAATCTGGTTCTACTACTTATGCTATGCCAATGAAGCTTCGCTCTCAACTTTCTACACTTCGTAAAGAGTATTCTATTACTGGAGATGCTGCTAATCAGGCTCTTGTAGTTGCTCTTATGGATGCTGAAGGTAAAGTATACAAAGACTATAAGTGGTTGAAGTATGCTGAGGCTGAATATTGGATTCAGTGGTACAAAGAAAAAGAGCGTATCCTTTGGTACGGTCAAATGGCAAACGGAGTAGCTGGAGCTAATGGTCGAGCTGCACGTACTGGACCTGGTGTTCAGGAATTGCTTAAGGATTCTCACGTACACGTATACAACACTTTGACTGAAACTTTGATTAGAGAATATCTTCTAGATATCTTCTTCGGACGAGTTGATATGTCAAACCGTAATATTGTTGCGTATACAGGTGAGTACGGTATGCTTGCTTTCCACCAAGCTATGTCAGATGCTTCTGCTCCTTTCCTAACTGTAGACTCTAAGTTTATCTCAGGAGAAGGTAGAGATCTAGCATTTGGTGGACAGTTCGTTAAGTATATCGGACCTAATGGAATTACTCTTACTCTTCGTCACAATCCATTGTACGATGATCGTGAGATTAATCACATTATTCACCCATCATTGCAAGTGCCAGTAGAATCAATGAGATTTACTTTCCTTGATTTTGGTAACGCAGGTGGTGAAGCTAATATTAAATATGTACACAAGAAAAATGGCTACAAATTGGGTTATGTTTCAGGTCTTCAAACTCCTTACGGACCAAACAAAGGAGGCTTGATGTCAAACGCTAAAGATGCTTATACTATGATCGTTCACGATCAGTGTGGTATCCAGATTGACGATGTTACTCGATGTGGTGAGCTTATTCTTGGATTACAATAATAATCACTAAAACTATTACATAAATGAGCACTAAGAATCTTGTATATGTAAAACCAATCATTAAAGAAAGATGGCATGGCCTACATAAAGTAGGTCGTGCCAAATTTCAAGGCACTTCTGATATTATTCAGGCCATTTTCGATACTACTATCGGAAAACTAGCTACTGGACTCTCTAGCGATGACGAGTCTAGACTTGGCAAGTTACTAGGTTTGGATCTTGCAGCAGTGGAAACTAATAAATACTGGAATAACTTTAAAGTAAAGCTTGAAGATAAAACAATGATCTTTGATACAAAGATTCCATTGCAGGAAATTCAAATTGCACTTATGAGGGCCAGTAAGTATATCGCTAACTCTCAGAAAGAATATGATGAGGGAAAGTGGCCATATGCTAAGTATGTTATCTATGACGAAAAGCAAGAGACAGAGAAGAAAGCAAAGAGTGCTGAAGTTAAGGCTAAAGCAAATCAATTGTTTTCTAAACTATCTCACAGCAAGCGTTTAGATTTACTTAAAGTATTTGGTAGAGCTGCTGATAACAGCTCAGAGGAATTTTCTTATGCAAAACTCTACGAGATTGTAGAAGATGATCCTAAAAGATTTATAGAGGTAGCTTCAATGAAGCCTGATGAAATCAAAACTAAGGCTCTGATCTTTGATCTAGAGAATAAAGGTATTTTGAGAACTAAAGGAACAGCTTACCTATATAATGACCAACAGATAGGATTTGATTATGAAAGTACAGTAGATTATCTACTTAACCCTAAGAATCAAGAACTGTTTATTAAATTAACTGACGACTTAAAAGCTAGAGTATAATGAATGTTCAGGAAATGCATTATGACTTTAAGATCAAGTTCAATAAACTTGATAGCAATGACTATAGAGATTTTCAGGTCCCTGAGATTGACTGGTTGTTGAATGAAGCTCAGGAGCTTTTCCTAAAACAGCGTTATGGTATTAATAATACAACTCAACAAGGCTTTGAAGGAAGTCAAAAAAGAATAGATGATTTGAGAAACCTGGTGATGAAAAATATTTCATTGCCAGCTTCTCAAGTTGTTCTAGATCCAGTTTCATATGATGCAACACTTCCACTAGATTATATTTTTGCTATTAGAGTACAAGCTGTAGCAAATAGTGCTACTTGTGGTAATAAAACGCTTATATGTAAACCGACACAACACGATGATCTGAGTAATTGTTTATTAGATCCAAACTATAATCCTTCTTATGAATGGGGAGAAATGCCTATTGTATATGGTACTATCTCCAACCTGACGGCTGGTGCTAACAGAATATTCGGCTATACGGATGGAAGTTTTACAGTTACATCTTTTATTCTTGATTACTTAAGAGAACCTGCAAGGATAGCCTTTCCTAGCGGGGTTCCTGGAGGACAATATTTTCTTCCTGACGGATCAACACTAGTTACTATTAACCAAAATTGTGAGTTACCAGAACATACTCATAGGGAAATAGTAGATATAGCTACATTGATCGCTGCGGGAGATATTAATCATCCAGGATATCAGGTCAAAATGGCCAAAACAGGCATGAATGAATAAATAATGTTAAACTTTAAAACTAAATTAAAATGAAAAAAGTACAACAAGTATTCGTAGGAAAACAAGGAAATAATGCTGCAGGTACAGCCGTAGGTGCGGTAGGCCAAGGTGACTTCGTAGTTATTGACGGAGGTGTAAATACTACTGTAGCAAATATTAGTGCTGCAACGGCAGATTTCTTTCATTTTGCAGTAGGAACAGCAGGAGATACAGTAGTATCTGACTCTTTTCCTTCAGCAGTGACAAGAAGTGCTTCAGTTGCCAATTACCAACGTGCACAAGATAAAGGAATTAGTATTGAAGTAGGAAGTGTTTCTTGTGAAACAGAATATATGCTTAAGATTCGATTTGAAGGCGAAGCTATTGCTAAGGCTTATGGTTACAATGATCTTATTAAAACTTTCAGTTATACAACTGAGTGTTGTGATCCTTGTTCAACTGCTTGTCCTTCAGGTAGCTGTTTAGATCTTATGTGGGGATTATTTAATAATGTAAATGCTGATGAAGAAAAGCTAGTTAATGCAATGATTTTTTCTGTTCTTGCTGATGCTGGAACAATTACTTTACCATCAGGAGGATCTTCTATTACAGATCAAGCGGATTATGATGCTTATGTAGCATATGTTAATGCAACTCCTCTTACTGAAGAGCAAGTTTGCGCTGACCTTACATTTGCACTTATGGGAAACACTTCAAACCCAAGAGCTGTAGTATGTGGACAAGATCCAATGTCACTTAGTCAAACTGTAGTAGATTTTCACGTAGGTCTTCTTGGAGGATTTGAGTGCAATGGTTCTAGCCAAAAACTACAACAACCTGTTGTGTTCGCAAGCGGGGAACCTTACCAAGTAGCTAATCTTGCTCGATGGGCAGAAGGTTACAAGCGTGAGTTTGGTGTATATCGTACTCCATTTCCATACTCTACTTTCGTATCTAATGGAGAAATTGATCCTATTGGACAATACGATATTGTAACTATTACCTTGCAAACTATTGATCCAAGTGCTGCTACTTTGAATCCTACTATTAATGGTCACGAAATTATCGTTGCTGTTGCGGCAGGAAACGCTGCTAGTGTAACTGCTTTGATAGCCTAATAATGGTTAATTGTTTACTGATAGGGAGACTCTCTTCGGAGAGTTTCCCTTTGTCAGTATCCAATATCAGACTTTTTTAAAGTCTGCAATTACTTATACTTAAACCGTTATTCATGGCCTTAGTAGACTTAGCATCCTGTTTATTAAATGATCTTTCTAAACGACTACTTTCTGATTGTAGTAGTGAGTGTCCTAATGAAAGCAATAAAGAGATTATAGAAGATCTTAGATTAACTGAATCTCTTCTATCACAGTATTTTATGATACGAAACTGTGATGTAGAAAACGGAACTACTACGGATTTAGCTAAAATAGAATTAGCCCTAAATAATCTTATAGAAAAGTATCAGTGTTTAGGATGCCAATCTTACACTCCAGAATCAAGTGATACAGTTCCACCTGAAGATTGTGACATATTTTTTGGGGGAGAGTGCGAGAATCTTGGAATAGTATCAGGTTCTAATGTAGTTTCTATTTCTTACGATAGCGGAAGTGGAGATACTGGAGTTCCATGTCCTTTAGGTCTAAATACTATAGGGAATCAGGTAGGCAATAGTATCAGTGCTAAATATTTATGTATCTCAGAAGAACCTTCTGAAAAGCCTGAAGAATGTAATATGGTTCAGGTAAATGAGAATACTTTAGTGTACGTATATTATGATGGGACTTCTTTGGGAGAATCCCAGGTAGAACTTGCTTATACAGCTCTTATGGATTGGTTACACCAGCAGCCTGGGTTTACACCAGTTACTGCAACTCCATCAGGTAGTGTTCCTAATATACCTAGTCCAGGAGAAAATGTATTCCATACAATTATTCAAGGAGAAAGATGGTTAGATTGGGGAATACAACCAATGACAGGAGAGTTTAATAATCTTAATGTTACTGAAGACCCTTCAGATCCTTTATACTCATGTTCTTTTATTACTCAAGGAGATCAATTGAAAGGTAGAGATTGGATTGGATGTGGAAGTTTTGCTTGTGCTCTTTCTAATTGGTCTTACGCTCAAGGTACTGTACCTTTACCTACAAGTGGTATAAGTATACCAGTACATCAATTTTATGATAATGTTACTGGGTCATTTTTAGGAGAAGACGTAGTTGATTTTGACAATAATACATGTTCAGGTACAACTCCCTGTGATCCTAGTCTTCCTTGCTTTACTCCAAAGGCTCCAGGCCAAAATGTTTGGGTAGGACCTCCACCTGCAGCTCCAGTTACAAATGATGTACTTGTAATAATATTTGCTGATGAATCTGAATGTTCTTATCATGGAAGAGCTAATAATACTACAGGCTATCCACAATCGTTTAATGATACTTTAGGAAATTGTACCTGTGACGAACCTACTCTTGGTTTTAATGGAAGCGTCATAAATGCACCTACGGGTATATTTAAAAAGGATCATACTGAATATGTGTCTCAATACAATACAAGACAATCAGATCCTAATGCGGGTACATACAGATGTTTCATATACCCAAGTTGTCCTAATAGTCTGTTTACCAGTCATATGCCATTTCCTCTTAATGTTGTAGCGGCTATAGATAGTGGAGATGGCTCTCCTGCAGATGGATTGTTTGAAGAGGTTAATTTACCTACAAGCTCTTTATACGACCCATTAAGAGGATGTAGCGGTTCTAGTACAGATCCTTATGGAGGAGGTAAACTTGCATTAAAAAGAGGAACTAATATCAATCCATATTTTAATCAAGGTTATGGAGAACTTGATCAATATGGATGGGGTTATAATGCAGAAATGGTTGCGTTTAATAATACCATTTTTGAAGAAGATCTTGAAGTATTCTTATCAGAAGGAACTGAGCCTGTTTGTTCAGGATTTGATTGTTTAGCACTTAGAATATTTGAATCAGATAATCCTGCTACTCCTGTTGTAGGAGAAACCGTTCAAGTAGATGGCGTTCCTTATACTACTGATGGATTTGGATGGATATATGCTCCAACTTTATCTCCAGGTACTCATACTATAGGATATGCAAATTCTGAATGCTATCCTTTAGTTACAGCAGGTAATTGCACTCAATATATTGTTACAGCTTATAAAGACACTGAAACTTATGATACATGTGTATCTTTTTCAGACGTACAATGTGGATGTGGTCCCGATGGAGGTCTTACTCCTGATATTGTAATACATGTAGGGCCTAGAGTTCCTTTATCAAGTGGAGGTCTTATAGGTACTATTACTAATGAAACTACAGGAGTAGTTACAGATATTACAGGAAGTATGATAAGCGGTCCTGATGCAGATGGTAATTACAAAGTTACTGTACCATTTGCAAATACTCCAAATGACGATATACCAGATGGTAGATACACAATTCTATTATATGGCATAGGAGATCCTTTTGTTGAATACAAAGAGTGTAGATTAATACTTTGTGAATCCGCTACTATCATACAAGACTTATTTAAAAAGTTTGTATCAAATAAAGATTGTTGTCCTTGTGAAAAACCTTTTGAGGATTTTGTACAAGCCTATGCATTATTTAGAGCATTAAAAATAGTAGGAGTTAATGATTGTGAATACGAGACTTTTATAGATGAAAATATAACCAAATTACAAGCATTGCTAGTAACCGCAAAAGCTGGTAATTGCAAAAACTGTTAAAATGAGTTGTTGTGGAACATGCGATAGAAGTGATATATACAATTGCAATAAGTATTTAGATATTGCAAATAAGTATGTAGAATTTGCACAAGTAGCTAATAAATGCGAAGAACCTCAAAAAGAAAAACTTTTGTGGTATGGAATGGGGTTTTGGCTAATGGCAGACTCTAATACAGTTAATAGTAATATTAGTCCTTTGCCTTTTAGACATCTTTTGCAAACATCTTGTTTAGAGACTGATTGTGATACTATAAGAGGTTTGGCCAGACTATTAGGAGAAAATTGTATATAAATGTCCATCTAAATGTATAATTAAATATTTTTATAAAATGGATACTAATAAAGAAATAGCTCTGATGCAAAAAGATATGGAAACTTTGAGAGAGAAAGTGGAGAAGATGGATTCAAAGCTAGATAGTATCACAGAAAAACTCTTAAATCCTGATACTGGATTTGTAAATAGAGTAAATAAAAATACAGAGTTTAGAAATGAAATGGAGAGCCTTATAGAAGACATTAAGGCTATGAAAAGATGGAGAGAAGGAGTTACTTGGGCTATTAGAATATTAGTAGCAGCATTTCTAGCAGGACTAATAAAATTACTTAGCTTAAATTAAATGGATAATAGACTTACAAAATATATAAGACCTTCTATACTTATAACCTTAGTTGTAAATACAGTTGTTCTTATATATTTAGATTCTTTTTCAGAATCTTTTAATGTAAGAGAAAGTTGGGTAAGTCTTCTTGAAATTATTTTAATAACTGTTATTGGAGCTTACTTTGGAGGAAGAAGTTTTGAAAAAATAAAAAACAATAAAACCAATTAAAATGGATTTTAGAACAGGACGAGGAAAAACACCTATTCCTCCAGCATATAGAAAGAATTGGCAAAGACAAGATAGTGATGAGTGTCCTGAGTGTCCTCCTAGTGCTCCTTGTCCTCCTTGTCCTCCTGCTACATGTACTTCACGAGCATGGGTGCGTAACCCAGACTGGCTAGATATGCCAGATGTATCTAACGGTGATGAGATAATTTATTTATTAGTTGCTG